AACCAAAAGTCTATGACTTTACCAAACATAGCAATAAATCCGCCTAATAATATATTTAATAAATCTCTATGTTTCTCATCTAATTCTAATGTAGGATGAAATAATAAATACAACACCCAACTAAATAAAGCAAACATTAATAAACTGATTGTGAATTGCATCCAATCAGGTAATCCGTCCCCCTGGTTTACTACATCTGCTTGTTTAATATTTTTCATCTGTCCTAAGTTTAATAGAGGTTGTTAATGATTTCACGTTATTTGCTAATTCTCTTATGTAACCTGTTACAGAAAAGCCTGATATTCCAGGGAACATAACTTCATCAATAATTTTAATCTTTCTCAATGCATTACCTGCAGGTGTTGTAAATGTTAATGTAGGGTCAAATGCTATGGTTAAATCTATTGCATATTTAGGGTCCCCAAATTCATTTAAATATTTTGAACCCCAGTATTCTGCTTTATCATGTCTAATAAACCTATTATCTGGGAAGTTCCAAGGGCGTTGACCGTATCGGGCAATAGAGGTTGCATCTGCTACGGTATAAATAGACCCTGAATCTTTTTCAAGTTTAATTCCTTGAAATTTTAAATTTATAATATCTCTAGCATTAAATTTGTCAGCAGTACTATCACATTTCCATGACCATGTTCCTAATCCCTCTGGTAAATCTTGCTGTACTGATGTATAAGGGGGAGGTTGTATTGCTCCGTCTTCTGTTTGCATAATTAAGGTAGCAGGTGCCATAGCATAATGTGCGTTCAATATATCGCCTACAGCAAATGCAGGATATGTTCCATGTAAATAAATATAAGCATTTTCTTCATCTATTGCTTTTACCCAAGCAGTTGGGTCAGTACTACTACCTATTGCAGTTGCAGCATTTGTTGTAGCTGTAGCATCAGCACTATCGGCTTGGTCAGGTAAAGTTACTGTTTGAACTTGTGAAGTAGGCAATGTAGTAACCAGATATGAATAATGCTTATAATTCTCTGGTGAATAAGCGGTAATTTTTGAACCCGCAAAAGGCCTAATATTATTTACAGTTAATCGTGTAACAGGTGTCCAAGTATGTCCTGCAGCCTCACAAGTACTTTTAGCATCATAATGAGAATAATTACCTCCAGAACAAACCCCGTGTACAGTATTTACATCATCTACTGCAGTAACTACTGATACACCTTCATCAGAATATCTAATACCATAGTTAGTTATATTGGATCCACCTGTTGCTGTTTTATCAGCCCCTGTATGAGTAATAACAATATTTATCGGTGTATTAGCTAATATCTCAAATCCCGGTGTATCCTCTAAAAGTATTTTATTTTGAGCGGTATTAACACTTACAATAACTCTACCTACCTGTTCAAAAGTTGTAGGATTTGTAAATATAGCAATCTCTCCTTTTCTGATAATTCTATTTCCGCTCGCAAATAAAGTATTTACAAAACAAGCAGTGTCTGAATCAGACATATCCCTCATTAATATGACTTGCTTTGTTGGAGCATGCGTTCTCCATTTAAATAATGGAATTAGTGGTCTACTTCCTAAGTTAGTAATCGAATCAACTGCATTGGCTGCTGAATCAGTTAAACTATCTTTGGTTAATCTACCCTGTCTTGTACAGATTAAATTTATAGATGCTTCTCTATGTGTATTAGGAGTTATTGTAAACTCTCCATTAAATAATTGATTATCAGTTAATACTTCTTCGCCTCCCACATGTGTTACTTCCCACTCAATATCTTTTACTTGAGGTCTAAAAGGTTGAATTGAAATAACATTTCGAATATCATTATCTATTGATTTCTTTAGGTTTATAATATCCCCGTCAAGTCCATCAATCGTATGTGTGGTTGTTCGGGTATCACGATTGATTAAAAAGAATTGTTCTACATCAAAACCAAATACCATATTGTTTGCTGTAGCTAATTTTGATATAGCATCAAACCCTTTCAATCCTGTAAAATCAGCTAGCTCTACCCTTGGGTCTACCTGTCTATCATCAATCTTGAAGAAATGTTTTATAGAAGCAAAAGCAAATTTATTTTTAGCTCTTTGAGAAGTTTGATACCAGCCTCTATAATCATCAAAAGCTGTAAATACTCCTTCTCTTTCATTCTCAGATCCTTTATCAATTAATCCTGTTACTGCTTGACCATGAGCAATCATACCTTCATTACTATATAATTTTTTAGTATTGGCAACGCTTAAATCATCAATAAAGTTACCTGCGTTAAATGTACCTGCTGAAGGAGAATATAAATAATTAACTTTAAGTCCTATACCTACTTGGTCACGTACTGTAGCAGGTGAAGGTGAAGCTTTCTGTAGTCTAAAATATGCAATTCCTTTATTACTACCTATTGATAGTACGCTTGACCCAAACTTCCCTGTTGTGTTAGCAAAGCCTGTAAAACCTACTGCATCATAACTTGCACCATTTTGAATATCATGGTCTAAAACTTTTAAAGCATTATTTGTACCTGCCCAAGCAAATACCTCGTGACAAGGTTCATAAACCCCTGTATCTCCAAATTCTGCTAATATTGAATCTCTTTTAAAACAAGTCCCAAATAGTCCATTAGTACCATTTGTATTAGTACTTAAATCACTACTGTAATGTAGGTCTAAAAACTTACGAGTTTTATTAGCAGCATCAGCCCCGCTGTTTGAGGCGTAATAATTAGCAAATCTTCCACTGTCAGCACTGCCATTCATATCACTATTATAAACTGATGCATCACTTGATGAATCATAAATTTTTGTTGTAGTAACTGACCCCGCTGAAAAAGCCCCTGTACCTAAATCAACTCTATGAATATAGCTACGGTTTAAAATATCATCCTCATTAGATCCCGTATATAAAGCACTGTGTGTTCTGCTTTCGTGTGTAGCAATATAAATATTACCATCTTCCCCACTACAAGCAGCTGTACCATAAATTGGAACTACGGTATAACTATGTGGTGTTACTGCTGATACACTTCGTGTAACTGGTGCAACATTTGTTGCTGTAATATCGCCTGTGCTATCATCATCACATTTATAAAAACTCCATTTTAAATTAAAGTGCCCAGCTTGGCCTGATGTTGCATCTGGATCCCAACGGAATCTTGAACCATCTGCAGGTGCTGTACCGTCAAATTGTTGAAATACAATAACGCCTTTACCAGAGTCAGCTTCTTGATTAAATACAAAACAACCTTTTTGGCCGTTAGTATATCTTACTGCACCATATATTTCTTCTTCATCACTTTCCCTAAATGCTCTTTCTCCTAATCCTTGAACTATAACTGAGCCGTAACCAAATCCTTGATTGCTTATTTGAGCAGCTGAATCACTAGCATTTAATCTTTGGACCCCCGCGTTCGGTGATATACCACTACCAAATCCATCTATTCCAGTAGCTTGATGAGGCCCTATATCTGCTATGTAAGCTTCGTTAGCAAAAAAATCCTCATGAAAGCCCTGATTCCTACTACTAAATGTTTGACCTGTGTTGGTATCAAGATTTCTTGAGCCTACTTGGTGACGCCTTGAAGTATCTGGTTGTAATCCATCTTCTAGATCATTAGGCCCAAACATTGGATGTATACCATCACTTCCAATTTGTGATAAGTTACGTCGGTCTTGTGCAATACCATTAAACTCCATTACCATTTCTTCATTTCTTTGACCCGTCCATCGGATTGTAGGATTACCATAAAGTGAAGACATTAGATGTGAATCTAAAATATCATGTCTATAAGGCATAGATTGTAAATCTTCAATATCTGTATAACCTGAATCAGCCAAAGAACCATCAGGTTGAAAAATTTGTTTATTTAGTCTTGTTGTAAAGCCTGTATAATTATCTTCAATATCATCTCTATATTTGCTATCCATCTGGCTTGCGGTTACTGTACCTGCTGTTACTGAATCATCAAACATGTTATAAAACCATTGATGAGGTCCAACATGGTTTGGATGGACTCTTTGTTCAGATATAGCAGGAGCACCGACGCCATCAGTGGATTGTGCAGGTTCACCTTTAAAATGGTGGGTAGGTCTACGAATACTGGTTGCCCCTATAACTTTTGAATAATGAGTTAGTGGGATATTTTCAGCAGCCATTCTTGAAAGGTTATGCCAGTTATCCCAATGATGAGCAATTGCTAAACTAAGATTAGTCATAACCAAATCACTTGCATGATCTTCAGCGGTTACAAATACACTTAAATTATCAGCACTGTGCCATCCTGGGATTGCATTTGTATCTAATGCAGCAAAATAATAATCTCCATTTCCATGATCTGTTGAAGTATAACCATCAGTATTTGACATACCTAATGGGCCATAAACTTGTGAATCCTCTTCTTTTGAAGTGGCTGTTGATGAATTAGTAACTTGAATTTTAAAATTAGTACCTGTTATTCTTAATTTATAAACTGTCATATTATTAACAGGTGAAGATAAAACAAATTTGAAGCCGTCATTATCAGTACCTGTAGTTACGGTTAATACCCCACTACTTAAACTAAAGTTTGGTGTTCCTACCTTTGTCCATCCTGTTGGAGCTGTACTTGTTCCAGCCCCTGTCCATGCTGTAACTCCCGTTGCTGATGTTGTAGGAACCAGTTCTGTTGTTGCACCAAAGATATCAGTTGAGGATCTTAGTGTATCATCATATCCTGAAACTTGAGGGTGCATCCAATGTGTTCCTCTTCTTGATTCGTGGCTATTACTAAAACCTTGTTGTCCTGCTGGGCCAAAAGGCATATTAATATATCTATATGATGTAAAGTTACCTACCCCTGCTCTACCATAAGTTAATTTGTGTGTTTCTAATTCTCCAGCTTTAACAGTAGCATTGTTTTCTTGTGTACTAGTATGTCTTGATGCCCCTGCTTTACTTGAGTGGTCAAAGGGATACATCATTCTAAAATCCCATTTTCCTGGCCAATAATTTGTTATATCGGTAGAATGAGCATCATCATTTAAAAATTCAGTTTCACTATTATCATTAGTAGGACTCCACTCAAATATTGTAGCAGGTGGACAAATCCAGTTTAATTTATTGGCTTTATTTTCAACATCAGATTGAACATCTCCATAGTCCTTCCATATAACCCCATATACCTTTTCGTCAAAAGTATTATAAAATAATTCGTGGATAGGAGCTTGTGCAAAATTATCTGTACCTGATGTGGTTGCTAGGTATGTCCATAGATCTTCATCAATGTCATATTGCCACAGTTCTGGTCTTCTATCTTGACTGGTAGCACTTAAACCTGCAGTAGAGCTATTTGTATTTACTCCACCACATGCTACATATATTATGCTCCTATCCTCATTTGTTGTTAATGCAGTCATCGGGGTTGCTGGTACTCCATTTGGCTGTGGTGTAAAACTACTACCATCAAAGCCTGGATAAGTATCTAAACTCCAATAACCTAATTTGTTATCGATTGTTTTAATCGTTAATAATTCAGATGAAACTCTTTTCTCATCCGGTAAATTTTGTTGTTTATCTTTAAATACCTCAACTAATATAGTATTTAATAAAAAACTTAATTTTCGGTTTTCATGGAATTGGTCACCATCTTTTATTTTTTCAGCATTTAAATCTGATAATGCTTTATCAAGTGAAGATACTGTAATACTAGCAACAGCGCTTTTTCTTTCTGTTGTTATCTCTTGGATAATCCCTGCACTAATATCGTAACTTTCAATTTTACCATCAGCATGAGTAACTTCTAATCCTACAATAAGTACACGGTTTTGCCAGTTAGTATTAGAACCACCTTTTGTTGGTGAGAAGATAGCCTTGTGTCCAGTTTCTGTAGTAAATGTCCTATCTACAAAACGGTCAAAGATCCTTTCATTATCCTTATTACTTCTTTTAATATCTAATGACATTAATTCTTAACCTTTATACTTGATAAGTTAACTGTAAATGTACCTTTTTGTGTTTCCATTTTTTGAACTAGAGATCCAATCTCTTGTAAAACATTTGGCCCTTTTACTTCAAAGCGGTCTGAAAAGTCAACTTTTGCTGGACCTCTTGGGACATCAAATCTCATACCAGTTAAAGCAGTTAATCTGCTAGCTGTTGCCCCTGAAGCATCATTTGATAATTGAGCCATATAAATCTTTCCTGTAAAATGTTGGTCAAAGGTTGGAGCCCCTGAAGACTGGTCTGCGGTAAAGTCGGTATCGGATTCTGCAATTCTACAACCAATAAATCCATTAGTATCACAATCAACCGCGTTGGGTTCCATTGTCCCACTAGCTGTACCAGAATATTTAATTCCGTCAATATAAATTCCTGTAGAACCGCCTGATCCAAATGTTTGTTCTCTATCAAATACCAAACTAATATGATGTAATCCACCGGCATTAGAAATGCCATCAGGATATAAAGCACTTCCAGCAGTTGTACTAATAAAAGTAGCAGAACCTGTTTCTGCAGTATTTAAATAATTTAATTTTACTTGTGGTGATCCACCATTATTTTCAACATTAAAACTTAATATCCTATCAAAACTATTAGAATCTGCTTCATTATGGAAGCATAATAAAGTTTGTACTTCCCCTGATGTAGGAATAGCCCTAAAAAAAGCCCACATATCAAAATGTAATTTGCCATTAAAATTACCGCTTGAACCCAGATTAGTACTACCAATAGGATTTGATTTTACAAAATTTTTAAAATCAGAAGCTTCTACTATTTGTGCCCCGTCCCCAATCATACAAAACTGTTTACGTTTAGCAACACTGGGCTGATCATTATTTTCTAATGTAAATTGAACAAAACTACCCACCGAGTCTTTACCTCTTGACATATCACGTATAGCTAAATTATTAATATTACGGTGACGTTGATTAAATACTGTGTTGCCTTCTAATTCATTGAATTTCCAATGTCCTATATTAGCGTAACCAGTAGCTGTTGAATTAGCTAAATCTCCACTAGCTGAATTAGCAGACCATAAACTATTAAAAGCTTCGCCTGTGGTATAAGTAGTCCCGTCATCTTTAATGTAAAGTTTTGGGGTTACTCCTGTAATTTTTGATGCGCTTCCCTTTTTAACTGACATTTCCCTAATCCGTTTCAGTAAATCTAAAGCTTATTGAAAACCTAGATAGGTCCCAAAAGCTCTTTCTAACATTTGTTATTTCCATCTCTCCTACTAAACAATGTGGTACTTGTGGCAAGTGAGGATGTAATGTTAATTTATGTCCTAAATCTTGCCATCTCAATAAGTCTTGTAGCTTGTCATATTCTTTTTGCGGTAAATATAAGAATTCACATTGAATTTCATGTAGGAATCGTTGATTACTTCCTGTAATATCCATTGTCCTTCTTGAGCCATCTGATAAAGTTATCTTGGTAGGTTTACTAGCTTGAAACCTATTTACTTGTAGTGTTCCCTGTTCTGGGTTTTGGTCTATAATACAATAGCCTTGTCCAGAAGCATTTGAAACATCGCCTTCATGTTCAAGCCACATATTATCAATAAACATCATCTGTTCAACTCCAGAATATCTAGCAGAAGAATTACCTGTAGTATTTTTACTTATTTGAACAACCCCCATAGCTTGGTAATTAACCCCGCTAGTTAAATCAATATTAGCAGATTCAACATTACCACTAACCATTTTAGTTGTATAAGTATTAATAGCTTTTTTATTAGCATCGGTACCGTCTAACAGTTTATCTGTTGACATATAAAAATCTGTATAAGTATTTGTATCCCCTGATCCAGAAATCCCTGGACTCCATTGAAAAAAGGCATAAGAATAAGAAAGGGCTTCCATTGAAGACCTGTTAGTCATATTACCCCTATAAGTAATTCCCATTCTATAATTTGTACCTGAAGTCAATTTAGAATATCTACCGTCATTATCATTTTGGATACTACGTGTTAGAGGTTGATAAAAGATACCTGTACTTGTGTAATTACCCCCTGCACTATCTGATAGCCCATTTTGAGAAGTAAGTAAAGCTTGAGCTGTATCTTTAAATTCTCCGCCTGGGTGGTCAAACCCTGTAAGTAAAGCCATTTCAGTTTCATCACCTGATACAATAGTTCTTGATGCATTATTAATAGTAAATTGTCCTAAATAAAAATCTGAATCGTTGTGTTTATAAGTATATCTAAATACGCCAATAGTATCATTTGTATCAGCAGCATCATTGTAATAATCAATATCCGATTCTGTACCCGGACTTGATAAGACAGAATCTGCTGCTCTAAAAGGCATTAACCCATATTTACTAAATTCTCTTGATGGCCCTTTAGCATTTCCATGTAATGCCCCTGTACTATAGCCTTGAATAAAATCAACTTGAGCAGGAGAGTGGCCAATAGGTAATTTAATTTTAATACCAACAATACCATCCCCTACATTATCGTTTTCCCAGGCATCAGTTAAGCTTGAGTCTGAACCTGTAGTTTGAACATAGCGTCCCATGTGATTTAAACTTATGTACCCTTTTCTTATACCACATGTTTGCCCTTGAATGTTTTGCATGTACCAGCCAGCCGCTCTACCTGTACCGTATATGCTCACTGAGTCTGAAAGTTGATATTTATATCTGTTGGCTCTATCAAGCGAGTATATTACGCCGTCTGACCAAGCTGTTGAACTACTATCATTTAGGTGTCCTGCAGCTGCTAATCTTACTGGCTCTGTATATCCTTCATAACCTGAAACTGTTGATGGTCCAAATACTGCTCTATCCCCATATTGAACAAACTGGGATGGACAACTATTTTCATCTTGGTCGGTATGTGATACCCCAAATTGATGTGTATTTAATGCAGTAGTAGAAGCGTCATGGTCATCGGCTGCTAATGAGTATTTAATTACTTGTCCGTATTCATATTTACGATTAGTTAAATCAACCGCAATACCCATTTGAAATTTTGAGCCATCAGCACTAGGAGTTGATTGAGTTCCTAAGCTTGGTGCTACATCATATTTAAGTCCGTTTGCCATTTAATTATCCCCTGTCCGAAACATTGCTTAAGTCAATTTCTCTATTTTCAATAGCATCGTTAACACTTGTTAATAATAGGGATTGTAGTTCAGCCCCAAATTCATTTACACTTCCTTGTCCTATAAAGACTTGTTCACCTTGTATTACCACCGTTGGATTTATTTCAACTGATAAGTTTTGAGCTTTAATAGATCCACCAAATCTTTGTTCATTAGCTGATCCTGCTTGGTTATCACCTTCTCCTCTTATTTCAGCTTCTCTTCTTTCGAATACTTCTTGTGCCCCTGCATAACCTAGTTCAGCTTCTCTTGTAATTCTATTTGCATATCTATTTAATGCCATGTTTGCTACTGCCCCTGCTGCTAGATATACTAAGGCTTGTTTAATCTTTCCTTTTTCAGCAGCTGCTCTTGCTGCATAAACCATGACTTGTCTTCCGATATCCCTAATCAAATTAGCTAAGTATAATTTTTCATTCTTTGTTTTTTCTGCTGCAGTTAATTTTGCATTCTCAAGGGCTAATGTATCAGCTTGTTTTTGATTTAGCGTGCCTTGCATTACTTCTTTATTTAAAGTCTTTTGATATTTAGCATTTGCTAATAAACGTTCGGACTCAAGGTCTCCCATTTTGTTAGCAAAATTTGCAAAGAAACCTACTAGTTGTCCATAAGCTTCAATCTTATCTCTTATCATTTGACCTTCTTGGTCAGCATCTAAAACAGCTTTTTCTTTACCCTGGAGCCAGGTTAAAAATTTACCTTCAGCTAAAATAGATTCAATACGTGCATTAGCTTTCTTGACCCTAATATCTTGTCTATCAATATCGTCTTGATGATATTTGTCCTTGTTGTTCTCCATCTTCTTCATCAGGTCGTCTTCAAGTTTTAATTCCCCTTTAGCTTGATTTAATGCAGCTGTTTGTTTCATTCTTGCTATTTCTTGCTTATTAGCTAATGCATCCTGTGCTTTTGCATTAGCTTGAGTAGCTTTAGTACTCTGGAATAAGAACGGTAAAAATCCTCGTTTTAATTCATCACCTAAACTAGTATTAGCAAATTGATATTTTTCTGTTATTTCAACTGCCTGATCCATCTGTCTTGCCTGGGCAGCTAGTAAACCTGTGTAAGCCCCCGTAGCATCCATAATCCCTTCAAACTCCGCTTTTAAGTTTGCATATCCTACACTCATATCTTTTAAATCTTGCTTATACTGTATTGCAGAAGTCTGACGATGCATTTCAGCCTTAATATATTTTTCTATTTCTTGTTTTGTTTCGTTGTAGGCTTTTCCTAATTCATCAACATCTATTTTACCTTGTTTAAAATCTTTTAAGAATTGAGAATATTGCTCTTCTGTAGTACCTATAGTTGTATTAATACCTTGAATAGCTGTAATATTATTCTTCATAGCCTTACCTAAAGCTGTAAAGTTTTGAATATTAGGAGAAAGTGTACTTTGTAAGTTTGTGAAAACAGTTTCCATTCCTGCTAATTCTTGTTTGTAATTCTGTACTTCTTTATTTAATTCTTTAGTACTCAATGTTGGATCAGAAAATATAAACTTATAATCTTTTTGAAGCTGGTCAAACTGTTTAAAAGCATCTTGATATAATGCAAAATCTTCTTTTAATCTGAAAGATCGATCATTTTTGAATGAACCGTCATCTAGGATTTGGCCCGGAGATCTTAAATCAATTAAAGCCTTTTCATTAAAATCTTTAAAAGGTAAACTTGATAAATCTACTCCGCCAAATGTACCCTGGCCACCAGGGCTAGCTGCTATAACACCTTGTACTGATTGACCATAAGCTTTGGAAAACTCTTCTTGATATATTTTTAATAAGTTAAGTCCATCATCGTATGCTTTTTTAGCATCAGCAAGACGGTCTTTTCTTTCATTTTCAAGTTTTCTTCGGGCTCTACCAATAGCATCTTGGTCAAACTCAATCATCTTACGTTGATAACCCTCTCGAATTGCAAGCATAGCACTATAATGCTTGGCTAAAGCTTGTTCTCTAATACTTTCTATATTTTGTTTTGCCATTTCAACTGCTCTATCCATATTTAATTGTTTCTGTTTATATATTGGATCATCTTGAGTGTCTTTAGTTAGTTTATTAAATGTTTCATAAAATCTTTTCTGGTCAGCTAATCTTTTAAAATATGTATTTCTAGCTTCTATAATAGTATCAACTCCCGCTCGTTTCATTCTTATCGCATTCTCTTCATTATATGCTACATCAGCTGAGCCTAATAACTCTAATCTTTTTTGATTTTCCCCTATAATCTTTTTATTATAAGATTGGAAATCTTGTACAGCCTGGTCATACTGATCTTGATAATAGTCCACATCTACTTGAGCTTGAGCTTGAGCATCTTGAGTATTTGCCATTTGTAGTTTTCTTAATGCCGCTTGTAATGCTATATTCTTTTCCTGGATAACATTCCTAAATTGTTCAAGTTTAGTTAACTTTACTAAATCACCCTGGAATTTACCCATTGTTATTCTGGATTGGTCAAATGCTCTATTCATTGCGTTACCGCCGGCTTGTGTTGCGAGTAAGAGTTCTTTAGCCCTTTCACTAGTTCTTTCTATTTGAGTACCAACTCCACCTATATTTAACATTTCACTTAATCTACCTAGAGCTTTAAAGGCAAGGTCAAAAACTATTAAAAACCCAAACATTTTACCAAGACCCAGAAGACTTCTTGTAAGTAATCGAGTAGCTGCTACCCCAAGATTTGCTGCCCCAGCATATCTGGCAATAGATTTCCCTAATAGGTTAAATTTAACTGCAAGTCCCTGAGTACTACGCCCTAAAGCTTGAGTATTATTTTTTAAGATTTTATATTGAGTACTAATTCCGCCTATCATACCCATTGACCTGATTACGCCCATATTTGAATTAATTAATTTTTTATTTGTTGCTACAACCAGTTTAGTTGAAGCAGTAGCTTTTTTCAAGTTCTTGGCTGCTCGAGCAGTTCTACTATTAAATAATTTCATTACCCCGACATAAGCCAGAAGTTCCATCATTCCTACGTTTATTGCACCTGTAAATCCTTGAATAGGGTTTACAAAGCTAACAAGGCTATTCATTCCCCCTACTAAAAATCCTATTCCATAAGTTGCCGCTGCAAAAGAAGCAGTTACTGTCATAGCAACTTGACTTAGTTTAGTAAAGATATCTTCAATCTTAAAGCCTATTAAATATAATTTTTGCATAGCAGATTCAGTTCCTAGAGTGCGGTCAGCAAGGTTTTGGAAAACAGAAGTTAAATTTTGAACAGTATTTACAAACCCTCTAGCCATCGGTGTTACTAATTCCCCCACAGCAGCAGAAGCCATTGTAGAATCTACCCCTAGTTTTGTCAATGCTCCAGACATTGTATTTAATACTTTAGTTGAATCCCCAGCAAAAATAGTACCTTCTCTTAAAATACCATTAAATATAGCTTGACGTTTTTGAGCTTCATCTAATGATCCAGCAGTCAATCCGTTTGCTGCTGCAAATTCTTTATACATAATAGATAAGTTTTTAGTAATACCAGCATTATCAACCATGATTGAGTTTTGGTTTTTAATACCTTGAGTAGCTCCAACAACCGCTTGACCTAATGCTAGTGTACCTTGTCGATTAAATGAAGCAGCGTCAGTTAATGTATTCATCATTTTAGTTGCTTCGGGTAATCCAAAGCCTGCTGATAATAAATTCTTTAAACCCGCAGCAGCATCTTCAATAGATAATAAACCTTTAGAACTCATGCCTACTGCAGCTGCTTCAGCCTCTTTAAAACTAAATCCAGTATTTGTAGCAACCGCCCCTAAACCTTTTAGAGAAGCTTCTAATCTATTTGCAGAATCAAAAGCATTATTAAAAGCAAAACGTAAACTAGCTGTAGCAAATGTTAAAAGAAGAATCTGATTTCTTAATGCCCCGATGTTTCTTCTAAACCTAGCAAAAGTAGTAGACCCTGTTGTATCTACTCGCTGTCTTAAAGAATTAGTTGCAAACTCATTCTTTTTTATTGCATCTGTATTTCTGTTTACTTCACGACTATTTTTCCTGGTAGCTTCTTCATCTTTTTCTATCGCTTGTTTCTTCTTTTTTGATATCCCTACAAAATTTTTCGCTTCATGGCCTGCTTGACTCATTGCAGTTTTAAGCATTCCTGTATTACTAACTAGACCTTTTGTCCTAACATTAGTACGTACTAAACCGGGAACAACTTGATTTAATGAATCTTTCCACTCCATTATATTCCCTTTTAAACGCTTTACTTCTTTATTTAACTCCCGTACTGTTCCGGGGTCGTAACTTTTCTTGGTCTTATCTGATGCAGCAGCTAATTTCTTTTGTACTTTAGCTAAGTCGTCGCTCTCTTTAATTAAACTATTAATACCTCCTTTAAATTCTCCAAAAATTTTCTTCCCCTCGTTAGTGGTCATGTTATTTTTTTCAATTCCTTTGGTTAAAACGCCCATAGCTGCACCCACTTTTTCAGCATCGGTTTTTAAGCCTTTTAGCCTATTGCCACCTTTACTGGTAACTTCAATAATCATTTCCATTCTTTTTTGGAACCCTGAGGACATTATCTAGCCATCTCCTTTACAAGTCTTATCATAAATTCATTAACCTTATCAGCAACAAACTGATCGGTCTTAGCATCAAATTTTAAGAAATCCCTAATTGGTATCTCAATAACTTTAGTTGCTTCAGGCAAAGAAGTAAGCATCTTTAATTGCCTTGGAGTATACTCAGATCGATTTGTTTTACCATTAGCAAAATTCATTTTATCAAAATTTGTAAAGAACTTAGTACTGTTCTTTAATTCTTTTTCCCAACCTTCTATTTCAAATGTTCCACCAAATAAGTGTTTTTCTGCATAAGGTACTCCCAAAGTTCCAATTCTTAAAACACTAACTTCTCTTTGTTCACCTTTAGAAGTCTTAGTAGGACTCTTGAGTCTTTTAATACTTCTTTGTAATCTACCAGTATCTTTTAATGTAGGGCCGTTAGGGTTTACTCTAGCTAACCTAGTAAACTTAGAACGTCTTGTATTTGCTACTTCAGCAAAAGGTTTCTTATTTAAACTACCATCATCAAATCTAGCTTTTATCCTATCTATTAAAGGCTCAGCAACATTATTAAATAAAGGGGTAAGTTCCCCGAAATAATCTTGAACAGCTTCTAAATCTTTACCTAAAGCGTCAAAAGCTGCTCCGGGCGTATCATAATTAATACCACCAAAAGTGGTTTTAATATAGGAACCTGATAGAGCGCTGGGTAGTGTTTTAGCCATTTTATCCTTGTCTTGGAGGTAAATCCTCGTTCATTGTTAAATTCTTAGCACCGGGCATATCATTAGTTGACTGTGCTTTCTTATTCTTTCTTTCCATTTGTTCATAACGAATTCGTTCATATTGATTTCGTTCTGCTCTAATGGTTGTAAATAT